ATGAGTTCAACAAGCTCGCGGTCACCATCAAGCGCGTCATCAACGACATGCGCGCCAATCGCATCATGGGCAAGGTGCGCGCGGTTGAGGATGGCGACAAGGACACAGCGGATGTCTATGAGGGCCTGATCCGCAACATCTGCAACGTCTCCAAATTCGATCAGGTAACCGACTACGCGGCGGGCTACCAAGTGGCCGGCGGCATGGGTGCGTGGCGCGTTGAGACGGTCTACAGCGACGACAGCACGTTCGAGCAGGACATTCGCATTTCGCGGATCAAGAACCCGTTCTGCCTGTACCTGACGGACGATGAGGCGGTCTATGTGGATCGCATCTCCAATGCCGAATATGAGCGGCGCTATCCGAAGAAGGACCGCGTTGACTTCGAGGACTCGGAGTTCGATGACGGCTCGGACGACTGGTGTGATGACGCCACGACCCGTATTTGTGAGTACTGGTACAAAGAGCCGGTCACCAAAGAGCTTGTCCTGCTGTCGGATGGCAAGACGGTTGACGCCGAGCAGCTCAAGAAAGACGGCCTGCCGGAGGGTGTGACCGAGGTTCGCCGCCGCCTGGTCAGGACCTACAAGGTCCGCATGTGCATTGCATCGGGCAATGCGATCCTTGAGGAAGGCGACTGGCTTGGCAAGGACATCCCGTTCGTTCAGATTTTCGGCGAATGGGTGGTCATCAATGGCAAGGTCTATTGGTACGGCCTGACGCGCAACGCCAAGGACTCCCAGCGCAGCTACAACGTCAGCCGCACGGCTGTGACAGAGACCATCGCATCGGCACCGCAGGCGAAGTTCTGGGCGACGCCCGATCAAGCCAAGGGCCACACGGAGAAATGGTCTGTCGCGCATGACGAGAACCTGCCGTTCTTGCTCGCCAATGCAGACCCAAAGATGCCGGGATTCCCGCAGCGCATGGGCGGGGCTGATGTGCCGGTTGCGCTAATTCAGGAATCGCAGATCGCAAGCGAGGAAATCAAGGCCGTTACCGGCATCTTCGATCAATCGCTTGGGGCAGGACCCACATCGCAGTCCGGTATTGCCATCCGTCAGCGCCAGTCGCAGGGAGAGATTGCCACGTTCAACTTCAAAGCGAACATGGCAGAGGGCATCTGGAGGACGTGGGATATCCTCGTTGACATCATCCCGAAGATCTACACCACGGAACGATCGATTCGCATTCTGGGGGCTGACGGGGCGGAGAAGTACGTCAAGATCAACGCGGTGAAGCTCGACCCGAGGACGGCCGAGTCTGTTCCGCTCAATGACCTGTCGCGCGGCAAGTTCGATGTCGCAATCACCATGGGTCCGAGCTTCAGCACCCAGCGGCAGGAGTTCGCCGAGCAGTTCACGGCTGCCGCGCAAGGCAATCCGCAGCTCTGGGCATTGGCTGGAGACCTGTTCTTCAAGTCGCAGGATCACCCCTATGCGGATCAGATCGCAGAGCGCATGCGACTGATGCTCCCGCCGCAGATCCAGCAGCAGATGGCCCAAGGCAAGCCTGTGCCACCGGAAGTCATGGCGGTATTGGCTCAGGCCGAAGGCACGATGCAGCAGGTTCAGCAGCAGGCAGTGCTGGTTCAGCAGGCCGCGCAGGAGGCCGAGTCCGAGAAGGCCGAAGCCGAAAAGGCCAAGGCTCAGGTGGATACGGCCATTGCGAACCTGCAGACCGAGAAAGCGCAGTTCGATGCCTATGTGGCGCAGAAGCTCGCGCAGCTCCAGCAGAAAGAGTTCCAGCAGGCCACTGCAGCGGTAGAGGGCCAGCGCGACCAGGTCTATCAGGAGATCGCCGCCGCCGCGAAGCAGTTCCTGCAGCAGGCATCCGAAGCCTTGCAGCAGGTGCAGGCAGAGCAGGGCCGGCTCTCCGAGGGAGTGGACCGCGCCATTTCTGCATTCATGCAGGGCGCTCCCGAACAACCTATCCAGTAGTCGCGACGACGCCGCGACACGGAGAAGCCCGCCTTGTGCGGGCTTTTTTATTTCAGCGTTGTAGGAATCCACATGTCAGATGAAGCGCAACCGCAGGCCTCGCAACCTGCAGCCGTTACGTCACCGCAAGGTGGCGATGGTGCACCGGCAGCACCGCAACAGTCCCAGCCCGCCCAGACCGGCAATGGCGAGAGTGACCAGGATCGCAACTGGCGTCGGCTACAGGGTGACCGGGACTACTGGCGAGATCGCGCCGCGCAGCTCGAACAGCAGCAGACGCGACAGCCAGCCGAGAAGCAACAGGAGGAGCAAGGGGCCAAGACGCTCGCGGACTTCGAATTCGACGACGCGAAGTATCAAAGCTACCTGCTCGAACAGGCCGAGAAGCGCGCCGAGAAGGCGGCCGAACGCAAGCTGCAGGAGCAGTCCGAGCGTCAGGCAGCCGAACGTCGCAAAGCGGCTTTCGAGGATCGCCAGAAGGCGTTCGCCAAGGACCATCCCGACTACAGCGAGATCGTGAGCAATCCGCGCTTCACGCAAAGTGATGCGCTGCTCGCCGAAATCATGGAGTCCGAAGAAGGCCCGGCGATTGCCATGTACCTGGCGAGCAACCTTTCCGAGGCGAACAGGCTCAACGCCATGTCCGCAGTGGAGGTTGCTCGCGCGGTGGCGAAGCTCGAAAACAAGCTGCATAGCGAGCGCGAGAAAGCCAAGGCCGCGAAGAACCAGTTGCCAGTCGGCGATCAGCCTGCGCCCACCCCCAAGATCGACGGTGCCAGTGAAGGGTCTGGAGCGTCCGTGAAACCGGACAGCCCGGACTCCGACAAGCTGTCGGATGCGGAGTGGATGCGGCGCAGAAACGCACAAGTCAAGGCGAAAAGGGCCAAGTAGCCCGTCGCCTCACAAGAGGTATTTGCAGCCATCAGCCACAATCTTCTGACCAACACGGTCATCACGCGCGAGGCCGCGCGCATCCTTCACCAGGAAGGCACGTTCTTCTCGAACATCAATCGCGAGTACCGCGATGAGTTCGCCAAGACCGGAGCAAAGCCGGGCACGACCATCGGTCTGCGACTGCCGGCCCGTTACACCGTTCGCAAGAACGCCACCTACACCGGACAGGATCACTTCGAGCGCAGCACGCCGCTGGCGGTTCTGAGCCAGTACGGAGTGGATGTGAGCTTCACTACGGCAGACCGCACGCTCTCGCTGGATGACTTCAGCAAGCGCGTACTGCGTCCGGCTGTGAAGCAGCTCGCCTCCACCATCGAGTACGACTGCCTCTTGGCGGCATACAAGCTGGTGAACAACGGCATCAACGCCACGACCGATACCAAGATGACGTATCGTTACTTCCAGAAGGGCGGCCAGCGTCTGACGGAAGAACTCTCGCCGATCACGGATCGCACCGCGATCCTGAACCCGGCGTCGGTGGTGGAGTTCCTCGACGCCACCAAGGGCCTGTTCGCCAAGCAGTCGAACCTCGATGAGCAGTTCGCAGAGGGCATCATGGGTCGCACGGGCGGCTTCGATGTCGGCGAGAACACGCTGTTGCCGGCCCATACCACGGGCACGATGGCCGGTTCGCCGGTCAGCTACGGCAATGCGCTGGGCCTCTCGAACACCAACAACACCTGGGCCTCTACCACGGTGATGTCGGTGACTGGCGCTACTGCGGCGGGCACGCTCAAGGCTGGCGACATCATCACCTTCTCGGGTGTGTATGCCGTGCATCCGGAGAGCAAGGCCAACACCGGCCGACTGCAGCAGTTCGTCGTGCAGCAGGACCTGACCATGACCACGGCCACCAGCACCTATTCGGTGACGGTCAAGCCTGCGCTCATGTACGGGTCTGGCAATGCGTTCCAGAACTGCACGCTGTCGGGTGTGTCGGACACCTCCGGCCTGACCGTGGTTCGGCTGGGTGCCAGCGCCACGGCGTTCGCGCAGGACCTGTTCTTCCACAAGGACGCCTTCGCGGCGGCTTTCGTGGACTTGGAGGATGTGTCGCCCTATGGCACGAGCTGCTCGCGCGTGCAGTCGGACGACATCAGCATGCGTTTCGTCCAGCAGTACGACGTGCAGGCAGACCGGGTTGCCGGCCGCCTCGACGTGCTGTTCGGGTTCGGCGCACTGCTGCCGGAACTGGCCGCGCGCCACCTGACGACCCTGTCACTGCTGGCGTAAGCCGGCCTCAACCAGAGGGGCCAGCAATGGCCCCTCTCCCCAAATGGAGAGTTATGACTGAACCGGCCAAGAAAAAGCCCCTGCATCCGTATCTGTGCACACCGGCCTACAACGGGCAGGTGGACAGTGATTTTGCCCATGCCCTGGCAGATGCATCATTCGCCTGCGGAAAGGCGGGTATCAACATCACCGCTGGGATCGTCGGCAACGTCGCGTTTCTGGAGCTGGCACGAAACATCTTCGTGAAGAAGTTCCTGACCGACGAGGGCCTCAAGGACTGCACGCACCTGTTTTTCATCGACGGTGACTTGCAGTTCGAATGGCGTGCATTCCTTGGCCTTTTGACCTCTGGCATGCCGATCTGCGCAGGCGTGTATCGCCGCCGGATGGAGGATGAGGACTACCCCTTCAAGGCTGCCGAAAACCCCGATGGCGGCGGCCTGTGGTTCGTGGATGACTGGCTGCAGTGCGAACGGGTTCCCACCGGGTTCCTTTGCATCGCGCGTGAAGTGCTGGAGGAAATGTCGAAGGATGCCAAGCGCATCTACACAGCGGATCATCCGGACGGGATTCCGTGGCTCTTTGAACTCAAGCATGAGCCCATGGACGACAAGCCGATGTCGGTGCTGATCGGCGAGGACTACACGTTCTGCGACAAGTACGTCGCGAAGTACAACCAGTACATCCCCGTGTGGTCGAACCTGGATTTTGTGCACCACGGGTTCAAGGGCAACCTGTGGAAGTGGTTCGAGAAGGAGCGTGAAAAGCTCGACAAGGGCGAGCCGTCGAAGCTCGGCAAGCCCAAGACTGACGAGCAGGCGAGCAGCGCGGCGTGAACGCGGCCTTGCAGCCCTCGCCCTACCGGGAACTGCTGTTGGGATGCGGCAATAGCCGCAAGAAGCAGGTATGCCCGGTTGATTCGCCGCGCGAGTTCCAGAACCTGACGACGCTGGATATCGACGCGGACTGCGGCGCGGATGTGACGCATGACCTGAGCGTGCTGCCGTACCCGTTCGCGGATGACGAGTTCGACGAGATCCACGCCTATGAGGTGCTGGAGCACTGCGGACGACAGGGCGATGTGGCGTTCTTCTTCGGCCAGTTCGCGGAGCTGCATCGCATCCTGAAGCCGGGTGGCTTTCTGATCGGGAGCTGTCCGCTACCGGACAGTCCGTGGGCGTGGGGCGATCCCGGCCATACACGGGTGATCGGCAAGGAATCGCTCATCTTCCTGTCGCAGCACACCTACGAGGAACAAGTCGGAAGAACTCCTATGGCCGACTACCGCGGAATCTGGAAGCGCGACTTTCATACCGTGTTCATTCACGAGGACAAGGACCGCTGGGCCTTTGTCTTGAAGGCGGTGAAATGACCAATCTCGACTTCATCACTACCGCGTTTCGCCGCATCGGCATGATCGACGAGAACGAGGTGCCGAGTGCCGAGCAGGGGCAAGTCGGGCTTCGGTGTCTAAATCAGCTTCTGGCCGCATGGAGTGAGTCGAGTCTGACATTCCCGTCGTGGTTCACGCAGACGGACTTGTCTGCAACGCTCCCACTGCCTGACTGGTCAGAGCGTGCGGTAGGCGCAGGGCTGTGCATTGAGCTGGCTGCGGAGTATGACCGGCCGGTATCCGACGCACTGGCGACCATCGCAGCGAACAGCTACCAGGCATTGCTGGTCAAGCGCATGAACCAGCAGCTTCAACCTATCGATCTGTCGCACCTTCCGCAAGGTTCTGCGGCGGGCTGCTACGACATCACGGCCTGACGCATGTTCCTGCCGCTGGGCTCATACCGGGAATCACTCCCTGCGGCCTCGGCGCGTCGGCTCGTGAACTGCTTTGCGCAGGTTGCGCCTCCCGAGAGGCCCAAGAACCAGCCGGCGTATCTGGTCAGGGCTCCGGGGATTCGCTCATTCGTAGACACCGAGGAAACCGAGGGTCGCGGATGGACGTTGATGAACAACGTTCTGTACGTGTGTATGGGAAGTCAGGTGTTCAGCGTCACGGAATCGGGGGTGGTGACTCCCATGACCGGCGATGCAGTGACCGGCAATGGTCCGGTCAGGATGCTGAACAACGGCTCAACTATTGTCATTGTCCCCGGCAATGGCGATGGGTTCAGCTCGAACGGCTCCACGCTGGCCAAGATAGAGGATTCAACCTTCGTCGGCTGGGGGGCGCTCGATGTCGCCTACATCGAGGGGTATTTCGTATTCGTGCG